CCTGCGGATCGGTAAACGACCAGTCCAGGAGGTAGGCGACGACAGTGCTAACCCCCACCGCCTGCGGATCGACGTGCGTCGTGCCGTTGCTAGACAGATACATGCGCGCAAACATCGCGCGCCGTTCGCCTTCGTTCAACCGCCGACGCACGAGCAACCAGTCGGCCTCCGTCTGCCCCTCCCGCAGCGGCAGCGTCACGACATCCGTTTCCGGGACGACGAACCGTGAAAACATCCGCACCCTCTCTCTATTCGATCGGTGGCCCCAGCGTGGCCCTGACGTGTCGCACCCCGCCGCTATTCCCCAGCTCGAGATCGGTGATCGGCCACGTCCACTTGCCCTTCTGATGCGGCGCGACGAACTGCAGCGGCCGCTGCGCCAACTTGAAGGCGTCCGCCACGACGACCGTCGCCGACAACGTCCACGCGCCATCGCGGGCGCGCGTGACGGTGTAGCCTTCGATCCGCGCCGCGGTGTAGTACGACCAGGTGATCGCGCCCACCACGCCGCGGATCGTCGCCCCTTCGCCAATCATTGGCTAGGGCTTCTGCACCCAATTACCCGCCGCGTCGAACTTGCCGGAGATCGTTACCGCCCCGTTCGCACTCACCTTGATCGAGCCGTCGAGGTTCGCCAGCCCTTCAAAGTAGTACGTGGGCTCGGCCGTGCTCGGCATCAGCCGCAACCACGACGTGACCCCGCCGAGGACGATCGCGAAGAACGTCGGGCTGCTGACGGAGTTCCAGAACCCGCCGACCGTGCCGGAGAAGTCCGGCAGGCCCGAGACCTTCTGCTTGTTCGTGTCCCCGAACGCGGTGACGTCGACGCGGTCGGTGGACATGTCCAGCGTCCAGTCGTTCAGGTCGGCCACGGCGACCGGGGTGACCGGACTGGCGGGCGTGGAGTCGAGGAGGACTTGCCCCTTTTTCCCGTGGATGCGTGCCATCGTGTGCTCCTGTTCGCTATGGTTGCCCGGTGGCGTCCGGTGAAGTGGGTGCCTGCGGCGGTACTGGTTTCGGCGCGGCGGCTTTCAGTGCGTCGTTCTCGGCGGCGAGGTGTGCGACCCTGATCACGAGATCGCCGATCAACATGCGGAGGTGTTCGTCGATCGTCATGCGGAGGTCACCGCCTCCCAGGCGGTCGTATAGACGTTGAGTTTGTTCGTGGTCGCGTTGTAGATCACCATGCCAGCGGTCGGGCTGGGGATCGCGTTTCGCTCCGTGGTCGTCATCCGAGGAGGCATAAACGCTTTGGTGGTGCTGGTAAGGTCGAGGATCGCGTTCGCGTTTCCACCCGTCGCGCCGACCGTGATCCGCGTCGCGAAATACGAGGGATTGGCCGATCCGTTGTAAATGGAAAAGCTCCCGCCGGTCGGCACGCTCGTCCCGCCCAGTTGCAGCCCGTAGTTACTGATGGTGCCACCGGAGATCTCCGCAATCGAGATCCCGGCAGCACTTTCGACCGTAACGCCGGCATTCCCGGCACAGACGCCCACGTTATCGATCTGCAGTCCACGACTCCGGCCGAAGATAATCGTCGGCCCGCTCGCCTCATTGTTCGGCGCCTGGACATACAGACTGAGCGACGCCGACACGGTGCCCAACGTCGCGCCAGGAAACACGGCCACGCGGGACGTCAATCCAGTCAAAGTATCGTGCGCGACCGTCGTGCTGAGTGCCATCTGCGGCTTGGTGTACGCCTTCGCGAACAACGCGGACGGGGCCGCCAACTTGTTCGCGGCCGGCGCGAAGGTGGGTTGCGCCAGCACGCCGTAGCCATTCGTCCGTGCTGAGGTTGGCGTGTAGGTGGGCGCCACATTGATGCCCGCCGGCGCCTCCACGTCCCCGAACGTGCCGCCGATATTCGCGGTGTGGAGCGCATCGTTGACGAGCCCGCCCATCGCCACGGTCGAACTAAACTGCACCGGTACGTAGGCACCGATCAGCGTCGGAGCGATCTGGATTTTCGTCGCGCCGACAACCTTCTCGCTGTCAGAGCCGGTACCATCGTTGATACCCAGCGAGAGTCCGCCCACCGGCCCGCCACAGATCTGTGTCCCGACAATCAACTGTGTAACTTTGTCGATCTGCGTGAAGAATGGGCGCCGATAGGTGATATTGCCGGCGCCACCGAAGCCCGCGACGAATTGGTATTGGAGATACCCTTCCATCTTGTGGTGGCCTGAGCCGTCGTCGTAGTCGGCTTCAAGGCCCCACGCGAGCCCGGGTTCGGTCGGTTCGATCAGCCCCCATGTCGAGGCGTCGAGGTTGTACCCCAGATAGGCATGGGGGTTCGCGCTCGACACGATCGAGTGATCGAGCAGGAACGGCCCACGGTTAACAAGATTCGGGAACGTGATCCGGCCAGGCACGGAGACACCCGTCCCGAGCCGCAATCCCGAGAGCGTCGGCGTCGCGCTCCACGCTGCGCCCGTGGCCGATCCGGTATCGCGCACGACGAGTTCGCCCGCGTTGCCACCGCTGAAGAGCCGCGCCGCGTTCCAGGCATTCGGGCCGAACTTGGTCGTATCCCCGGTGTCCGGGTACGTGGACTGAAACGCCGGCTTGATGAGGACGTCACTCATGGCGTCTGCAACCATCCCGGCTGGATCCAGCCCGACGCACTATCCGGATCGACGGTGGCCGAGGCGACCAACCGATAGTGCCCGCCGCGCCGCAGCCACCGCAGCGAGGCATCGAGCGCGTCCACCTCGGTCATCCGCACGCGCTCTTCCCGGTGCAGGGTCATCAGCCGATAGTTGTCGATCGTCAGCGACGCGTTCTCCAGCAGGACATCGATCTGCGCCGCCGCGGCCGCAATGTTCCCGCCCGCCGTGCTGAGCATCCGCGCTTCCACCAGATACAGCGCGTCTTCGTACGCCCGTGCCCCGAACATCGGGGCATCGCTTTCGTCGACGAGCGACACGATCACGAACCGCGTCGAGCCTGACTTCGCTTCCGCATAGAAGACCCCGTCCGGGCACAGCGACAGCAGCGTCGCGTCAGCCGTCAGCAGCGCGATCAGCGCGGTGTCGATGGCGGTGCTGTCGCTCATGGCTTCCCGGTCACGATCAACCCGTGCTCCACGAGGAGATCCTTCAATGCGCCGTACATCGCCGCGCGCCGCTTCGCCATCGTCCGCGCGAAGATGTGCGTCGGCGGTGTCCGCCCCCACATGATCCCGGTGCTTTTCCCGCCGATCCAGTGCCGCGCCTGACTCCCGTTGTCGAAGAGCCACGCGATCGGATCGGTCACCTTCACGACCATCGATGTCCCGTAGGTCGTCACGCCGGGCTTCGTCACGAGCACCGACCGCGCGAGTTTGCCCGTGACGCGGTGCTGTTCGTAGACTTGGCGCACGGTGTTCGCGGCGCCTTCCGCCGCGTCGATGATGATCTCGGACGCCTCGCCGGCCAGGTCTTTCGGCAAGTTGCGGAGTTCCGCTTTCAACTCGTCGAGGCCGCTGAAGACAAACCGGTTGCTGGCCATTACTCCACCACCTCGGCGACCAGTACCACCGTCGCCACCCCGGCCCCTTCCGGATCCGCGACGTCGAGCACGCTGCCCGTGTGCGTCACGCCCGCCCGGTCCACCCACGTCATCTGCGTCTCCGTCGTGATCCCAGGATGGAACCGGCCGGTGAGGATGTTCGTCGCCTGCGCGATGACAGTCGCGCTGAACGATCGTTCCGCCGTCCGCACGGAGGCCTTCTCGATCGACGCCCGCCACGTCGGCGGATTGAGCGCCACGTCGTAGACCTGCGTCGTATCCCCGTCGACGGTCACGTCGCGCGGGTTGGCCAGTGTCACCGTCTGCCGCAGCTTCCCGATGTCGAGGACGACCGTCATGGCAGCGGCCACACCGCGGGCCCCCGCAGCGTCTGCGACGGCAACGCGGACCACAGGAACATGTCGAGAATGGATTGCATCCCGTAGGGCAGATCGATTACCGCTCCGACCGCCACGGGCGTACGGTAGGTGTCGAAGTGGCCAACCAGCGAGGACAGCACCCCGCGCGCGAGCGGCGGCACGTCGGCGGCCGTGTTGCCATACCCGCAGGTATAGCGGATGCGGACAGCCCCGGTGACAGTGCCGGCGATCGGCCACGTCTGCCCGGCGATCGGTTCCACGAACCCGCGCGCCGCATACGGCCCGACCGGCTTGGACACGGTAAAGAGGTTCGTCGCCGGCGAGGCCCCGTCCGTGAAACTCCGCAGCACGCCGCTGCCGTCGAGATACGTGATGCTGACCACGGACTGGAGCGGCGGCCGCGGCAGCTCGATCCGTTGTTCGTACCACGGACTCCCCACCACGGGGAAGGCGTCGAGCCACACCTCCCGCGTGGCGGTCAGCAGTTGCCGCCCGGTCTGCTGCTCGAAGTAGGACGCCGCGGCATCGATCCAGACGCCGATCAGTTCGTCGTCGGTCGTCCCAAGCGCACGGATCGCGAGCTTCGCGTAGGCCAGCGTCAACGCCCGCACGGGCGGCGACCCGCCGGCGACGGTGCTGATCAGCGTATCGGTCAGGGCAAGGATCGGCCTCATGGATGCGCCTGCCCGATCTGGGCGATGACATCCTCGCGCCAGACGATCTCGTCGGGCCGCCAGTGCATCGTCTGCAGGAAGTGGAGATCGCCGCAGTCCTGCTGTTCGCCCCAGCGTCCGAGCTTTGCCGGCACGTTCGGGATCAGCAGCATGGGCGTCCCGACGTTGCCCCAGCGGACGACACGGTACTGCCACAGGACCGTGTCATCCGGGAACCGCATCCGGAAGATCGTGAAGCGATCCGGCGCCGCGGCGATGGCGTCGGCCATCAGCGCCCGGTGACCACGGACGTAGGTGTCGTCGTCGTCGATATGCGCGAGATACCGCCCGCGCGCCAGCGGCGTGGCAATGTTCCGTTCGGTGCTACCCCAGTCGCCGCCTGGCGGGCACGGGATGTAGCGGACTGGGCCGTCGGTGTGCGCGTCGACATTCCCGATCACGATCACCTCGTCCCCTTCCCCCAGTTCGATCGAGGCCAGCGTGTCGGCCAACGAGGGGCGCCCGATCGTGGCGATGATGAAACTGATCACGCGCACGCTCGCAGTTTCTGCACCGCCTCGGCGACAGCCGGCGCGTGCGTCTGCGTCCAGTAGGCCGGATCCCGCTGATAGATCGTGTTCTGTTCGGCTTCGTTACCGATCCACTCGTGCGCGATCTCCACGGAGGGCAACCGCACCGCCCGCCCGAAGGCACCCATCACGTCTCGCAGGTACACGTCGCCCCAGAAGATGCGCGGATCCCACAGGAAGCCGAGCCGATCGACAGCCGTGCGCGAGACGATCGAAAACGGGAAGTGCGTTTCGTTGTGCGTCGACACGCCGAGATCAAACAGCCCGTCGGGATAGGCGTTCGCCGCCTCGAGTACGAGTGACGGCCAGCCGGGCGTCCGGAACACCATGTCGTCGTTGCCGCACAGCAGCACGTCGCCCGTCGCCGCGGCGGCGAGCTCGTTGAAGAACGCCGCCAAGCTGCGATACCCGGCGAGTCGCGGCCCGACGACCGTGCGGTAGGCCGCCAGCGCGTCGATCGTCTCCAGATCATCCTCGTCGGCCCGGAACACGAGCTCCGCGGCGCCGTCGGTGGTCGCCTCGAAGGACGCGATCATCCGCTGGACATGCGCCAGCCGGGTCCGCGTCGGCACGAGCACCGAAACACTCGAGAACGTCATCAGTGCCCCGCGTACGTCAAGGTACTCGCCGCCGTCAGCGTGCCGTTCGCGGCGGCGTCTTCCTGTTGATGCCGGATGCGCACGTCTTCGTCCCATTCCGCTTTCGCCCAGCCCTCGGAGACGAGGAAGTCAAACATATCGCGCTTGATCTGAAACATGTCCTCCACGGTGGACCCGTGCGGCCGCACCAGAATCTCGTCACGCGCGGAGAACCCGACGATCCACTGGTTGTCGTAGTTGTAGTCAAGGATGTCGAGCCCGCTTTCCTGCGGGTGCGTCCACCAGCGGCTGCCGGGATACGGGATGCCGACCGCGAGGTTGCACGAGTCAAGATACGGCTTCACACTGCGCAGCCACGCGCGGGTTTCTGCCGCCGTCTCCACCGTCTCACCAGCGAGGCCCGCCACGAGAAAGGCGATCGTGTAGAACCCGTGCGCTTTCGCTTTCTTCAGCGCCTCGGTGTTCTGCTTGACCGTCGTGCCCTTCTGGTTGGCATCGAGGACCCGCTGGCTGCCAGACTCGATCCCGAAGCAGGTGACCTTCGCGCTCATGCGCTTCAGTGACTCGGCGACGTGATCGTCCAACGTGTTCACACGGGTATGCACACGGGACGCAAAGGTGTGATCGCCGAACTCGGCATGGATGGCGTCGGCGAGATCGCGCAGCTTCGTGCGGTGCAGGGTGTAGGTGTCGTCCTGCCATTTGATCTGACGGACCCCGACATCGAAGATCGCTTTGAGTTCGGCGATCTGATTCTGCGGCGAGCGATAGCGCGGCTTCTGCCCGATCCACGGCGTCGAGCAATAGGTGCACTTGTAGGGACACCCGCGCGTCCCGATCATCGACATCACCGGCCACGTCCCGGGCACCATCGGACTCTCGAAATAGCGGTGCTTCATCACCGCCACGCCGTCGTTGTAAATGTGATCGTGCGGCAACAGATCCCACGCCGGGAACGGGATCGCGTCGAGATCCATCGCGTCAGCTTTGTCCCCGTAGTAGAAGGGCTGGAGCTGGCCGGCGTCCCAGTCCGTCAGCATCTGCAGCGTTGCGACTTCCCCCTCCATCACGATCACCGTGTCGAAGAGGGTCCGGCCGTCCGGCGCGCGGTAGTCGCGACGTTGGCGCAGGGGGCCTTTGTAGTGGTAGGCGTCCTGCCGGCCGGCTTCCTTGACTTCGCGCGGTTCATAGGACGGATGCGGCCCGCCGGCGACCAGCAGCGCATCAGGATTGCGATCCTTGATGTAGGCGGCCAACTCGAGCGCTTCGCCGAACTGCGGCGTACAGAAGCCGAACATATGGACATCGGCGTCCATGACTGCGTCGGGCAGATGGATGTGCCCCTCGTAGCGTTTGTCCAGCATTGAGGTGACGACGACGTCGTGGCCGTTGGCACGCAGCAAACCGGCGATGTAGAGCACGCCGAGGGGGATGTTCGTCTTCGAGTCGGCGAGCCACGGCGAGGACGGCAGGATGCAATGGATCTTCCGTCGCGCGATCTGTCGGATCGGCAGCCCAGAGGTCGGCACCGCATCGCACAGACTCGTGTCGCTCATCTGGTACGCCGACGTCGCCATCGTCAGCGGCTTCATGCGGCACTCCGTTTCCGGAGACAGATGTTGACAAACGAGTAGTTGTGGACAAAGTCGCCGCGGTAGGCGAGATCGGTGCCGCCGACGAAGTCCGCGTCGATGACGTTGGGGAGGTGTTCCACAAACGGCTGCCGGTAGGGTGTCGCCTGCCCGTCCTTGTAGGGCGAGGCCGCGAATTGCGCCGCGTCAACATGACCCTCGGCATCGTGGCGGAAATAGTCCGACGTGAGGCAGATCACCCCGCCTGGTTTGGTGAGGCGGCAGATCTCTCGCAAGGCCGCGTCATGCTGATCGGCGTCGACGTGCTCGATCGTGGAGATACACAGCACGACATCCCAGGACGCCGAAGGCAGCGCCGCCATGTCTTCGGCCTGGAGCGCATGCAGCGGCAAGCGGATCCCGTAGGCCGCCCGCTGCGCTGCGATGTCGGCGGTAATGTCCTTGTTCGCCATCGAGTCCGTTAACGTGACGTCGGGATAGCCCGCCACCGTGGCGAGGTAGCAGGGAAAGAACGTCCCGCCGCTGCCGACGTCGAGGATGGCGGCGTCTTTGGGCACGCCGAGCTCGTCGAGTTCCTGTAGGATCGACGCGTTCTCCCAGATCTTGTGCGGATGCCAGCGGCAGTGGGGCGCCGTCATCGCCGCCTCGAAGGCGCGCAAGGGTTCCGCGTGCGGGAGATCCGCGTAGTCGGTCGGGTCGAGCGCGCGTGTGTAGGGACGCGCCATCAGGCCACCCCGCGATAGGGATGATCGGGCCCGTCGTAGCGGGCCCAGCATTCGCCGAGCGTCACGCCGACCCGTTCCAGTTCCGTGCGGGCGATCACGTGATCGCGGGGCGCCACGTAGGCGTGCGTCGGGTGGTAGAAGAGGATCTCCGACAAGCGGCGCGTCGGGATCCCTGCCCGGTGGAGCTTGTATTGAAAGTGCGTCTGCGCGTGGCCCCAGGCGGTCAATGACTCATCCAGCCCGCCGACCGTCTCGAAGATCGTGCGCGTCGTACACCAGACGCCGGCATCGATCGCGGTGTGGAAGTACTCCCGGCCCAGCGGATGCAACACGGCCGGGCCCTGCTGCCGCCACTGGGTCTGTTCGCACGCCTGGATGTCGGCGTCGAGATCGTAGTAACCACCGACGATGAAGGCGGGGTCGCTGGTGGCCGCCACGAGGCGATCGACCGCGTCGAAGGCCAGCAGGTAATCCGCCCGCATGAACAGCACCCACGCCGCGGACGTGGCGCGCACGGCCGTATTCGTCGACCAGGCGTGCGTCTTGGTCACGTCGCCGTGCTTGACGGACAGCAGCCGCACGGGGACGGGAAACGCCAGCGCGTCGACGACGGCTTCGATCGCCTCGACCGGATCGTCGGTGTTGTTGTCGAGGACGACGACTTCAGCAACATGGGTGAAGGTCTGCTGGCGCAGGGAAAAGAGTGCGGCGGACAAGTTCGCCAACGTCAGGCTGCGATAGTAGGGGCAGCAGATCGCGATCATGCGAGCGCCTGACAGAGCTGCGGATACGCCTGCAGCCGAAAGATGAAAGTCGCCTCATCCACATGGCGCCAGCGGACGCCATGGTCGTCCATGAGGATCCGGATCAATTCCCAGTCCCAGGAAAAGATCCCGCGACAGGGGATCTCGTCTCCGAGGCACTCCCGAAGCACGGACCGACGGAAGAGCGGCTGGCCGAGATCGATCCCGGCGCCCACCGGCGGGCAGTAGCGGAGTTCCTTCCGGCCCGCGTAGAGGCACGAACTGTAGACAAAGCCGAGATCCGGATCGTCGTCGAGCGCCGCGACCAGTGGTGCGAAATGGTTCGGCAGATAGGCATTGTCATCGCTGAGGAAACACACGTACGCGCCCACCGAGGCCCGCAGCCCGACCGAGGCCGGGGTATGGCCCCAGTCGTTGTGGCGTTCGGAGAGGTTGAGGTGTTGCGCACCAAACTGGGCACAGAGGGCGGCGATCTGCGCAACGACCTCCGGCGATGGCGCGTCGGAGACGACGATGTGCTCGAAGTCCCGAAACTCCAGCCGCTGCACCGAGCGGAGACATTGCTTCAGACAGTGGATACGGTCGAACACCGTCGTGACGATCGACACGCGCGGGGTCATGCGGCCACCCCTGCGGCCAAGCCGCACGTCGCCAACACGGTTTGCAACCGTGCTGCGTAGGTATCCCCAGCCAGCCGCGCCGCACACTGGGCGCGGATCCACTCGGCGCGGGTGGGATCCGCCAGGAGATCGCGCACGAGATCCACGCATTGGGCTTCCGTGCGAAACGTCGGCAGCATGGGGATGCGTTCGTCGATCTCCGGCCGCCATTCACTGACGACGAGCGCCCCGCAGGCCAGCGCCTCGTAGATGCGCGGGTTCATCGCCGTCGCGGGGATCTGCTGCGCGTTGAAGTGATGCGTCTCGCGGAAGACGTTCAGAATGAGCCGCGTCGACTGGTAGAGCCGCGCCGTCTGTGCCGGCACGATGTTCGGCGAGAGGCACAGCGCATTGACAGCCGGGTCGGACCACGCCCCGCCGACGACGTAGGACAGCAGCCCGGCCTGGGCGAGCGCGGCGAGATACCGATCGCGTGTGGAATTCCCGCCACCGATGAAGCCAACGTCGTAGCCCTTCGGGGCGTCGCTGGTCGTATAGACGTGCGGGTCGTAGCAGACAGGCAACGGGGTGGCGTGCTGATGACGGCCTATCGAGACCGCGTCGTTGACGAAGACGTGGTCGAACTTCACCGAGAACGACGCGGTGTCGTCCACTTCGTAGGGTTCATCGAGCAGCCAGATCGCCGTCGGCACGCCGAAGCCCTTGAGGTTGTAGAACCGCTGGCAGAACCGGCGGCCGTGGACAACAAACAGGAGCTCTGGCGCGTGGCGCGCGATCTGATCCTGGAGGTCGTAGGTGTCCCACGCCGCGTGCGCGTAGGCGATCCCCAGATCCGCCGCGGCGAGGGCCAGCCCACGCGTGAATACGTCCCCGCACGAGAGAAACTGGTAGTCGACGACGAAGACGCGCGGGCTCATGCCGCCACCTCGCGGCGCGCGAGTTCGTCTTCGAGTACCGCACAGGGGAAGCACTGCAGCGCCGTGCGCCGCGTGCAATTCACGATCGACACGCCGATCGCGGCCAACGGTTCCACCAGCGTCGGGAAGCATTCAAGCATCGCAGCGTACGGTGACGGCGGAAACCCGTCGTCCGGGTGATCCGGGTGCCAGTGCGTCCGGCCGTTCGGGGCCACGCTGAGGTCGTAGCCGAGCAGAATGATCCGCGCCGCGCCGAGATGCACCGCCAGGTTGATCGCCTGGTAGCCGGAGTTGCGGCCGCTGCGGAGGCCCGTCGGATCCAGCTCGAGGCCGACGAGGCCGGTGTCGCGGAGGATCCGCACGTCGTGATACGGCACCGGATCGGGTGACATGGAGTACTTCAGGCCGGGAAATTTCGGCACGCCCTGGTGCCAGTGCCACCACTTCGCGTCGCAGGCATAGAGCACGTCGGCCCACGGCGCGATCTGGTAGCCGGTGTTGATCGCGATGACGCGCGCACGGCCGCACACGCGCGCGACGTCGTCCTCGGTGAGACTCGGCCCGCTCCCGAGCAGCGCGAAGGTCTCGCCGGGCCAAATCTTCGGGACGGTGGTCATCGCAGGATCCGCGCGACGAGCCAGGCGCCGAGCGTCCAGCCCGCGCCGGTGAAAAAGCCCACCGCCGTCCAGACGCCGATCTGATAGAGCGTGATCGTGGTCGGCATTACGAGAAGTTCCTTCCGGGGTCGCCCCGATCGCCCTTCGGTCCCTGCGGGCCGGGGGCCCCATCCCGTCCCTGCGATCCCTGCCGGCCGCGGGTGACGGCGAGCTGCCACTGCGGCGTGCCGTCGTCCGGTTTCGCGGTCGTCGTCGCCTTCGCGATCCACACGGACCCGCCGAACGTCACCGCGTCGCCTGTCGTGTAGGTGGTCCCGGCGGCGTAGACGCCTTTGTAGAGCGGCACCGTGAACGTCAGCAGCCCGCCGGGGATGGCCGTGCCGTCGCCCCGCACGAGCCGCCATGAGCGGTCGTCGACCTGTTCCACCCGCAGTGTCTCGAGCGTCCCGTCGCGGCCTGGGGCGCCGTCCATGCCCGGTGTACCGTCGGCGCCGCGTTCCCCGCGGGTCCCGTCACGCCCGGGAAGGCCATCGCGTCCGGCCACTCCCTGCGGTCCCGGCGGCCCTGGTGGCCCGTCGAGGCCGCGGTCTTTCGCCTGCAGGAAGGCGACGTGCTCCCGGAGCACGGGCGCCAAGCCGAGCACGATTGCACGCAGATCCTGCAGTCTCATGCGGCCAGCACCTCGAGCAGCAGCACCAGATCGTCATCCTCGACCGGCGGCGTGGTCGGATCGGCGACGAAGGGCGCGCGGTAGTCGACCGTCTCGGTGCCGTCGGCGGCGAATCGGCCCACCGCGGCGCGCGTGACAAGCCCGTGCACAGCCGTCGTCGCGCCCGCCGCGACGCGGGTGAGCCCGTGCACGGCCCGCGTGGAGACGCCCCACGGCGCGATCGCGGCGTCGGCGACGACGGCCACGACGCCACCACGGGCCATCGCCGCGACCCCGGCCGGAGCCGCCAGCCCAGACGCGAACACCTGCACACGGCCGACCGCCGCGCGGGCGGCGACGCCGGCCGGGGTCGCCACCGCCGACACCCGAACCAGGCGCGGACGCGACGGCACGAGCGGCGCGACCGCGTCGTCGGAGTGCTCGACGATCGCGCCGGGCGCCGACGCCACCGCAGTCCCGACCGAGGCCACCATCTGCACGCCCGCCGGGGTCGCCGTGCCGCTGACCGGATCGCCGAACGCGTGGGCCTCACCGACGGCTGCGGCCATCGCCACGCCAGCCGGCGCCACGACGCCGGCGCCGTGCGCGACCGCCGTACCGACGGAAGCGACGGCCGAGACGCCCGCTGGCGAGACGTTCGCCGCGCCACGCCCCACCGGGACGCCCTGCGCACTCGTGCCCGAGACGCCCGCCGGCAGCGCCTTCGCCCCTCCGTGCGCGATCGCGGTCCCCACCGCCGCGGACGCGGCGACGCCGACCACCGCCTTCAGCGCGCCGCCCGTGACGGTCGCGGTGCCGATGGCGGCGACGGCTTGGACGCCAGCCGGCGTTGCGGTGGCATCCGCGCTCCCCCCACTCGCCCGCAGGACGGTTGGGTCGGACGCCGTGACGTCGTTGGGGTTCGGTTCTGGCGGATAGCCGAAGAGGTCCGTCATGACGCCGCCCCGGTGAGGTCGTTACGTGTCGCGCCGGCCTTATCCGGCGTGCCGGCCTTGTAGCTGACGGCCCAGTACTTCAGATCGCCGCGCACGGGAAAGCGGTAGGTGCCCGTCGCATCGGACACGGTCGTCTGCATCAGGACCGGCGTCCCCGTCGACATGTCGAACAGGTAGACCGTGAAGCCCGCCGTCGCCGCCCCGGTCTCATCCTTCGTTACGCCCACGATCTGGATCTGCGTGGGCGGATACGGCAGCAGTTGATGGACGACCGCCGGGACCGTCAGCCAGGCCGAATAGACCTGCGGGCGTTGCGGATGCAGAAAGCTGTTCAGGGATTGCGACACCAGCCGGAGCGCGGCAAGGCCGAAATTTGTCGGCACCGTCAATGCCGCGATGGGCGGCATGTCGTAGGGCCCGAACACGACTGGCGGGCGATCGACATCCTCCCACGGCAACACGGGCAGTTCCGGGATCGGACAGTTCGCCGTCCAGATGGGGCGCTGCTGCCAGAGCACCGGCTGGAGTTTCGCCGCCAGCGGCCAGAGGATCGGCATCAGTTCAGCGCCGTGACTTTCAACTCTTCCACGGTGATGGTGCCGGCCGTCCCGGACTGCAGCGGCTGGATCGACACGATGTTGGCGAGCGTGAGATCGAGCGAGGCCGACGCCGCCGCGCCCGTCGTCGGAATCATCATCGGCTGCAGCGTCGAGGCGATCACGCCCGGATCGAACCACGCGATACCCGTGGCTTCGAGCGTGCCGGCGGTCCCCGTCGTTAGGCACCGCACGATCACTTCGACCTTGCCGCGTTTGGTCGCGTTCGTCGCGGCCACCGGCGTGCCCGCGGCACAGATCAGCGTGCCATTGGCATCCGCGCCCGTCCCCCAGAGGACGTTGAACGAAAAGTTCCCGGGCGTCGCGGGCAGGGTCAACAGGAAGGCGACTTCGATCTTGATCGCCTTGCCGGGCCGGTTGAAGTACTGGCCGCCGAGCACCGGGAACGCCGAGGCGGGATACATCGCTTTCGCGGTGGTGGTCATCGTGATCGGCGCCAGGTTCGTCACGAAGTGCGGCTCGCGCGTGTCGAGATAGAAAAGTCCATCAGCCATCGATCCCCCTCACGCGATCCGTACCGTCGCCGCCGCGGCGGTCGCCGCCGGCAACTGCACCGTAAACGTCCCGTTCGTACTCGTGATGTCCCCGCCGAAGTCGAGCACGGCGACGGCCTTGTTACTCTTCGAGCTGTTGTAGATGAGCGCCCCGCGGGCCGTGATCGTCGCACTGGTCCAATTCGGATCCGTCGTCCAGTCGAGGATCGCGGTATCGGTATCGAGCGAGGCTGTGAAGCCGACCATCGTGAAGCCGCCGGCCGCGTACGTGCCCGAGTCGGGGACTTCGTTAGTCGCGCTGTACGCCGTCGTGGACTTCGACAGCGTGGCCGACGACGTGTACAGCGCCATCTTGTAGACGTCCGCGGCGAGGTGCGTACCGCTCCCGTCGAGCAGTTCCTTCTTGAACGAGTTACAGACGGCAGCGGTAATCGCCATGTCGGTTAGGCCTCTTCGATCTCGTACTTGACGGCGCCGGTGGCATCGCGAACGGTGCGCTTGCGCGTGACCGGCACGGTCAGATCGCCGAGTTCTTTCCGGAGCAGGTCCGCCACGGCCGCACTGATCGCGTCGGGATCCAGGTCGTCGGCCGGCTGCGCTTCCAGTGTCGCGATCCGTGTCTCGAGCTCCTCGCAGCGCGTGCGCAGCGCCGCGGTCTGCACCTTGACGGCGGCCACGATCACTTCTGAAATGGTGACGAGATCACTCATGCGGCCACCTCTAAGCCCTTGAGCACGGCCGCGAGCAGCGCGGCGCCGTCGAGGCCCTTCGGCGGCGGCGGGGGATCGGCCATGGGCGTGGTGTCGTCAGGCGTCGGCGGCAGTGCGGGCGGTGGCGTGGGTTCAGCGGTGTCGCGGCGATCGAGCGCGGCGAGGGAGTAATTCTGTTGCTGCAGGTACGGCGTGTCCCCGCCCTTCACCGGCTTCAGGTTGAACTTGGCGCGCGCTTCGTTCGGCGAGTAGATCCCGCCGACCACGCCCTTGGTCGCCGTGTCCATCTTCTGCACCGAGTCCATCCGACTGAGGGCTTCGAGATCGAACTCGACACTCAGACGCGGTTTGAGCTCGAGCCCTTCCGTCAGGCAGAGTTCGATGGACTCCAGGGGCAGCTGCAGACAGTCGCCGTAATAGTCGAGGCCGAGCGCGTCGACGTTGTTGTAGGACGGCAGCGGGCCGACGCCGACCTTGTAGGGCGGCACGTGAAAGACCGCGCAGATCTTTTCGTCGTCCCACTTCAACTGATCGATCAACTGCGCGTCGACGAAGGACATGGTCGTCGGCTTCTCGAACTTCAGCCCGCCGCCCAGGACTGCGACGCGGCCGATGTTCTCCGGGCCGGTGTAATTCGCCGTCCACCACGCTTCGAGCTTTTTCTGATCCTCGGGGCCGATCGTGCCGGGCGCCGTCAGGATCCCGCCGGTCTGCGCGCCCGATCGAAAGAGCCGCGTCGCATTGTTCTGGATCGTCAGGGCCTGCATGGCGGCGTGGCCGCAGGCATAGACGGGCGAGACGCCACACAGCGGGTGATACGGCGCGAAGGCGATGTCGTGGATGATCTCGCGCGCCGGGACGACAAGGGACGCCTCGGTGACCCCCGCCAGCGCATCCTGTTGCAGCGCGTAGTAGACATTCCCCGACGCCGGCGCCACCAGTGGTTGCACGCGTGTCGGATCAAGGAGATAGAGCGCCGTGACCACGCCGCGGTTGTCGCGTTCTTTCAGCGCGTAGGTGTTCCCCCGCGTCAACTTCGACAGCATCCAGTAGGTGTAAAACTGGATCCGGTTCTGGTAGTGGTTTGGCCGCCGCAGCACGGGCGAGTAGGCGGGGTTGTCGACCTCCGTCTCGATGCCGTCGCGGTCTTCCTCCACGAGCGTCGGCCGGCACTTCGCAACGTCGCCGGCGATCAACGTGACGCAGGCCCAGAAGGTCGGATGGGCTAGGGCATCTTCGATGGGCGTGCTGACGTGGCGCTGCCAGGCACCGGCGAACGGTTCCTTGACGACGGGCCACCACGAATAGGGGCCCGGGACGTGCGTGATGAGATCGGTCGTCGCCGCTTTGGTGCGCGTGATCTCCAAGCCGAACAGGCGCATTACTCCTCGACGCGCAGATCGCGACGCTTGTACGGCTGGCGTTTGGAATTGGCTTTGCCGAGTGGGGTATCTGGCGTCACGGCTTCCGCCGCGCCGACGGAGACGAGCACGTCGCCGGCATCCCGGGTGGCTTCAAACACCTCACCGGGTTCCTGCCCTTGCGGGCATTCCTTCAGCGCGCGGTACTTGTGGAGCGTGGACGGGTCCATCGATCGTCCTCCCTGACCGCCACGCCCGACGATCGGACGGCCCAGCCGAGACGCGGCTGAACCGTCCGCCGTGTGCGCGCTACCGATTGCCGGTCGTCTGTCCCGGCTCGCCCGTCGGCGTCTGCCCGCCTGGCGTCGAGCTCGGGGTCGTCGTCGGCTTCGGTCCCGGCGGCGGTTCGCCGGGCTTGCTCACGTCCGGTTTCGGCTGGGTGTCCTGCGTGGACATCGCGCCGACCTGTCCCTTGCTGTGCTGCGTCATCGTGCATCCCTCCTCGAGGATCCGTTCATGCACGACTTACGCCTTGTACAGCGAGTTGTAGATGTAGCGCGACGCGCCGGTGCGCCGCAGCTTCCAATTGATCTCGCGCGTGGCCTTCAGCCCGACGAGGCCCGCCTGCCAGAAACTGACGAGGCTGGCGCCCGTGCCGGTCAGACCGCTCTGCGACGACGCGTCGACCATTTCGACCGACGCCTGATCGCTCGCATCCACCGTGACAACGCCATCGTCGGCCAGATAGATCTCGCTGGCCTTCACCGCGACGATGATGTTGGACACGGGCGACCCGATGCCCGTCATCGCGGTCGTCGTGATCACGGGGAAGCCGAGCAGGTTGCCCCCGGCCATCGTCAGACCCGGGAACACGGGGTTGCCGAGCGTGGTGATCATCAGCGAGATGTTCAACGCGTCGACCGTGTTCATGATCAGCACGATGTCGGAGGGATCGAAATTCGCCGTGCCGAAGGTCGCGATGAGGGTGGCGAGATCCGTGCGCAGGGCGGCGGCCGTCGTGCCCGTCGTCAGGATCGGCGTCGTGTTCCAGGTGATCGAGGCCGGCGACACGTTCGCCACCGCCGCTTTCGCGGGGTTGATGAAGTCCAGATCCTGCTTGGCGATCATCGCGCGGGCGAGCTCGTCCCGGACCTTGGCTTCCGCACTCGGGTTACTGAACCGGATCTCTTCCTTCGTCAGCACCGCCAGTGCGCCGAGTTTCGACCAGGTCAGCGAGGTCGTGAAGCTGGTGGCCTTGCTCAGCAGGATCGGCAACCCTTCCCCGATCCAGTTGGCCGTCAGCCCGGCACTGAAGCCCGACACGCGCGTATTGAACGGCACCCGTCGGAGGGACGGGTACGTCACGCCGTTCACCGTCGTCCCAAACTTGCCGAGGATCGTCCCCGGCCGCAGGAACTCGATGAAGTCGTCCATGATCGTGTAGGGGATGAGCTCTGAGGCCCAGCCGGCGGTCTGCGTATTCGCCGCCCCGACGGCAGCCTTCTGCTGCAGGTCGATCAGCCTGATCAGGCCGTGCGCGTCGTCGCCGTAGTTCTCCTGGGCGATCTGCTTGGCGCGGTATTCATCCCCGCGCGCCATGCCCATGCACATCGCGTAACGGGCGAAGGCGATCCCGGGCGGGAGCTTCTTCTCGACGGTGACGACGGCGGTGCGCGCCTGCGATCCGTCGCTGGACGTGCGGCCAGTGACCGCGGCCGCGACGGTTTTCTCGCGCGCCTCGAGCTTGCGCAGGTCGACCAGTTCCTGGTCGATCCCGGCGATGTCGGCGTCGAGCGTGTCGAATTCTTCGCGCTCCGCGGCGTCTTTGTTGCGGCCCTCGGCGGTCGTTTTCTCCTGGATGGCTTCCTGCCGGGCGGTTTTCGCCGCGCGGGTGCTTTCCCAATCGGCGATCTGATCGGCGAATGATTTCTTCATGGACCGTTCCGGGCGCATCACACGGACGCGCGAAGAGCCCGAAGCGCCGGGCGAGGCAGCAGCGCCAGACGCGGCGCGAATGGTGTGGATGGTGCAGTCGCTGTTGGCGGGAATGGTCACGAGACTGAGCTCGTGCCACGCCCATTTCAGGAAGTGGTACCCGCCGGTGGCCTTGTCGTAACTCTCTTCGATCGAACGGAACCCGATCGACAACCCTTTGACGAGGCCGAGCTTCAGACTCTCCCAGGCATCGTCCAGGCGCGTCTTGACGGTGCCCGGGGTCTCGGTCTGGGCGATGCGGGCTTTGATCTCGATGCCCTCGGGTGTCGTCTTCGCGGCGAAGACTTCGCCAACCGGTCCGCGCGCGTCGTGTTGCCAGAGCAGCGGCAGCGGGAGTTTGTACTCCGCGCCGTCGGGCTCGACGACGTCGCCGTAAACGTCCGGGGTCGGCGTCGTGGCAATGCCGGTGATGATGCGCTTGTCGGCATCAACAGTTTTGACGAGGAAATGGCTGTGCGCGTGACGGTGCAGCACGTCGCCGGACAGTGTGCGACGGTTTGCGTCAACCTCGAATATTTGTCACGTTAATTGCCCTGCGGGGGGTCGGGATCGTCGCTGAGATACCAGTGCAGCCCGCGGCGGATCACCTCCGGCACGGAGACGCCGTCCCGTCGGGCGATCGACGCCGCCTTGTCGTACTCCGCCGCGGGGACGGTGAGGTTCACGCGCTCGGTGCCGGCGTGATCGCCGATCGGCGGACGGCCAGGCCGGCGCGGATCACTCACGACGGCGTCCCTCCTAACACCAGCAGCTGGTAGGCCTGGGGCTTCGTCACGGCGTTGCGTTCCATGCGATCGATCGCCATGATCAACGCCACCACCCCGTCGATCCGCTCCGTCGAGACTTTCTTCGACGGCTTCAGGTTCCCGGTCGCGTCTGTCTCGACCGAGACATTCGACACGCACCACCGCAACACGGGATGCCCGTCATGCCGTAGGGTGCGCCCGAGGACGGCTTTTTCCATCGCCTTGGTCGGCGCGCTGAGGGACGTAAAGCCCTGCCGCATCGGCACACAGGTAAAGCCGTCCTGTTCCTGCAGCCGCGTCACGAGGTCGGTGGCGTTCCACGGGTCGAAGGCGATCTCCCGCAGATCGAACTCGGCGGCCCAGTCCTTCAGCGCCTGCCGGATGAACTCGTAGTCGACGACGTTGCCCGGCGTCGCCACGAGGTAGCCCTCGGCCGCCCACTGCGGATACGGCACCCGGTCCCGCCGCGCCCGTTCGGCCAGGCTGTCCATCGGCACGAAGAACTGCGGCAGCACGTCGAACCCGCCGTCATCGTCTGGAAACACCGCCACCAGCGCCGTGAGATCCGTCGTGCTCGACAAGTCCATCCCGACGTAACAGCGGCGCCCCTTCCACGTCGCGCGCGACGCCGGCGCCACACAGGCGTCCCAGGCACTCACCTGCACCCACCGGGACGCCTGCTCGGTCCACTGGTTGAGATATAGCCGGCGGAAGGTGTTCTCCTGGGCGGGGATCTCTTTCGCACGCGCGCACGCGATCCGCATTTCCTCGAGCGACCGGAAATCCCCCAACGCGGGGTTCGCTTTCTTCCACACCCGCTCGTCGGTCCAGTCCGCGTCCACCGGGGCTTCGTAGAGGATCGGCAGAAACGTCGGATCGAGGTCGGGGTGCTCGGCGACTTTCGTCGCATGCGCGTAGAGTTCCCACAGGATCGAGTGCCGGTCATAGCCGGCCGTCGTGATCGCCATCATCAGCGGCTGCGACCGGGCGCCCTGCGACGTCGACAGCACGTCCCACAGTTCCCGGTTCTGTGCCGCATGGAGCTCGTCGTAGATCACCACGGACGCATTGAACCCGTGTTTGCTGTACGCCTCCGCGGAGATCGCCCGATAGAAGCTGCCGCTCTTCCGGTGGACGATCCGCTTCTGCGAGTCGACGATCTCGCACTGGGCCTCGAGTTCCGGATCGTTGCGGATCATCGCCGCCGCGACGTTGAACACCAGCGCCGCTTGATCCTTGTCGGCCGCCGCCGAGTAGACCTCCGCGCCCACCTCGCCGTCGAACAGCAGGAAGTAGATCGCCAGCGCCGCGCACAACTCGCTCTTCCCGTTCTTCCGCGGCAGCATCAAGAGGCACGTCCGGTACTGGCGTCGCCCATCCCGGCGCTGTTTGAACAACTGCCGAACGATCCGTTCCTGCCACGGACGCAACGCAAACGGCTGCTGCGCAAACGGCCCTTTCGTGTGCGTCAGCTGGTTGATCAGCCGCACCGCGCGCGCGCCCTGGGTCTCTTTCACTTCAGCACACCCGCCCACTTCGACACGGGCTCGTCCGGCGTGTCTTTCGGCACCGCGATCCGCGCCCGGCTGACCGGCTCGAGGCCAAACAGCGCGTAATACGGCCGGATGATCGGCGCCATCTCTTTCTCGAGCTTCACCGCGGCCGCGGCGAGATCCGGCACCTTGGAGTCCTTCTGCCGGGACGCCTTCGTCAACGTGGCCTGCAGTTCACACAGTGTCGCGAAGGCCCGGACATCCGCCGTCGTCAGGGTCCGCATGGCCAAGGCAATCGGCGCCAACTCGGCCCAGACCCGACGCGCACCCTGCGACAACGTCCGCGGCGTCGTCACCTCACCTGCCGGCGGCACCGGCTCGTGCGGGTTCGGCTTCCGCTTGCCCGGGTTGCCGCGCAGCACCTTCAGCGCCGTGGGTTGCGGCCGGCGCCCGCTATTCTCGTACCCCATTTTGGTAATCCCCTTAAATGCCTAATCTTTTGGCGAAAACTCGCGCGGCGGGCCTGGCTGGTTTCCGCCGGCATCCTCCGAATATTCAAAAACCTCCCCCCACCCCACGAGCCGTCTTCGCCTGATGACACGCCTGACAGAGCAACTGAATCCGATGGCGATCACAGATCGCCTCGACGTTCGCACGTTCCCAATCCTGCAACGGGGGCTCATGGTCGAGATGGAGACTCGAGCCATCCGCACTGGTGTAGGTCAGCCACCCCTGGGCACGACAGTGACTGTCGTGTGTCTTCGGGCCTGAGGGGAGGGCGGCTCCACAGATAGGGTCTATGCCTGCCTGGACAAGGGCCCCCAGGAAGGCTCGGCGGAAGGGTTGCCAGTCTCGGTAGGTATAGCCTCGGGCATGGGCTGTCCCTCGGCGATGTTCCTGTTCTCGGGTGTGCGTCGCACAACGTCCACCCGTGGTGAGGACAGGACAGCCAGGCACAGGGCAGGGTTTCTGTGGGGCGAGGGGGCTCATCCCTGGGGATCCTCCGTGGGCCGCACGGGGGTGGCAAGGGCGGCCTTGGCGTTGTCGAGCGACATACATATCCCGCAACGAATGCCCATACCGCGCCGCCCACAAAAGGCCGAAGGATCGCCGCTGTCGTTGTGCCCTTCATCTAGACACTCCATATGCAGTTCCATCAGCGCCTCCCGCAGCCTCTCTCGTGCCGCTTCGGCCTGTTCGGCGCGCGCTTGGTGCTTGTCTCTCGCCTTGCAGACTTGCTCGTAGGCCCATGCCGTTGGATAGGGCTGTCGGTCATGCGCGATAGCCAGATCCCTCTCTCGCTGCGCCTCTTCCAGGGCGCGATCCTGGGAGGCGAGGAGATCGAGCAGATCGCGCACGAGTTGCTCTGCCGCGTGCGTCAGTTCCCAACGTGCCGCGTGCGGGAATGGACCGCTGGCTATAAGGGCCAGCAGCCGCTTGGCTTCCTTGACGGCTTCCGGCTGTTCCGCTGTCTCCTGTGCCATCGGTCTACTCGCTCCCCTTCTGTGATCCTGATCGGCTACCCTTTGACGCGCGTGGACAGCCTTCGACTATCCCATCGACTGGATCTACCGCGTCCGCCGCCTGGAGTTCTTCCACCAACTGAATCCGCTGCCCGATCCACCGCATACAGGGCACCGCCATCGAGTTGCCGAGCGCCTTGTAGCGCTGGCCGTCCTTCGCCGGCTTGCCGTTATAGGGGATCAGGGTGTAGTCGTCGGGGAAGCCCTGCAGCCGTTCGCATTCTCGAGGCGTCAGGCGACGGACCTGCATCGCGTAGCCGACACCGTGCGCCGCACCGGCATCGATGGTTGGCGCGAGCTCCTCGTAGACGTTGAAGCCGGGATCGCGCAAACGCACGCGCCCTTCCGCGTCTGGGCTGGGCGTCTTCGCTGTGCCGTCTCGGCTGGCGTCTGAACGAAACGCCACCGCCATCGTGAAGCCACATGTGTCGAGCGGCCCTGTCTTCTCGCCGTATTGGATGACGTCGTCTGACTGACGCGCATCAAAGGCAATCAAATGGCTGTGTCCGTGTCTCGCATCCTGTCCGCTACAGCCCTGCAGCCGCGCATAACTGGCATCAATGGTTGACGCTACGACAGGTATGAACGTTGTCTCGTTCGGATCTAGACGCCCTGTGGCGGTGTGGCTACTTGTAAGAGCGCGCGATATAGCGAAGTCGGCAACTCCCGTCCCCGTTTCTCGGCGCGGCGCAGGATGCCCCGACAGGCTCTCGCGCTCAAATAGAACCGCCGCGGCACGTCGCCAGTCTCCAAGATGGCCGACAACGAACACGCGCTTCCGTCGCTGGGCCAGTCCGAAGTACTGAGCGTCAAGAACGCGGTAGGCGAACCCATACCCGAGCTCTGCCAACCCTCCGAGCAGGGAGCCAAACGCCCGTCCGTCGTCGGCGGACAGGACACCGGGGACGTTCTCCCACACCAGCCAGCGGGGCCGATAACGGCGAGCAATGGCAAGGTAGACGAGCATGAGCGAACCACGCGGGTCATCCAGGCCAGCACGGAGGCCGGCGACGGAGAAGGACTGACAGGGGGTTCCACCAACGAGAAGATCGACGTTTGCATCAGGCCAGTCCTTGAATCGCGTCATGTCGCCCAGGTTCGGGACGTTGGGGTAATGGTGCGCGAGCACCGCCGAGGGAAACTTGTCCACCTCGGCGAACGCCCACGGTTGCCAGCCGAGCGGATGCCAGGCGACGGTGGCGGCTTCAATGCCGCTGCAGACGCTCAGGTAGGTCATGTCTGCGCGCTCCCCTCTCCGGGGATCGGATCGAGGGCTGAGGCAGAAGACTTTGTCGCGCGTGGACACGACGGGTTCATCGGGAGTCCTCCCGTACCGCAGCGACCGCCTGCGATCGTGTCGGACTGATCCGGCCGTTCAGCGTCGTCCTGGCGTGCCACCGCAACGCATAGAACGCCGATCGATAGCCGTCCGTGAACGTGGACGAGGCAATGAACTCCAGCGCCCGCCGCAGCCGGGCGTTCTCCTCGGTCAACGCGTCGATCGCGAACTGCGCGTCGTGCGAATCCACTTAGCCTCCGCCTCCGGGCCGCACGACGATCCGGAAGTCCACCGGCACTGCTGGCGGCTTGCCGACCGGCTGCGGCGCCCCACCCACCGCGAACGCGATCGGCGTGACACAGTCGGTGGTGACCGTGGCGGAACACTGCGCCTTGATCTCGCCCTTGTCGTTGAACGCCGTGAAGAAGCAGACATGCGATCCGGTCGATAAGCCCGGCACCGTCACGGTGTAGAGGTACCGGCCATCCACGTCGGGGGAGGTACTGGGCTGCCGGGTTTCCGTGTCGGTGAAGTTCTTCGCGATCGATCCGTCACACCACCAGCGGAAGCTGGGCATCAGTAGCCCGTCGTGCTTGAAACTGACATCGAATGGCGTATTGGCCGGGACGGTGACGGAGAGCGTTTGCGGTGGGCTGAACAGCGAGAGCAACAGCAGGGTCAGCATGATCGCGGAGTCCTTTCCTGGCGACGCTTGCCGGCGATCCAGCCGGCGAGATAGCCCTTTTGATATTCCGGGGTTCGCAACACGGAACCCTTCCGGATCGTCAAGCCCCCTTTTCGGCCAGCAACCACCGCACGGGGATCACCCTTGCGGAACCCCTTCGGCATTTACGACAGCAACTCCGCGATATCTGTCGTGGCATTGATCGCGTCCTGCACTGCCGCCGCGCGCCGTTCTGCTGCCAGCACCGCCTCGAATTCAGCGCGCGTGTGTTTCTTTGGTGGTCCCGGAAACGACTTCGGACCATACGCCGTCCGCAACGCCCAATGCGCCTCATGCGCGGCGTACCACCGCTGGAGTTCTTCGCCATGCGCCCAGTGGCCACGGACGACGATCCGACCGTCCAGCTCGGCGCGCAGATCGGTGTCGTGAACGTCCACGTCCGGCACGTAGCGCAGAAACCGATGCGACACGCCCGCCTGCACGCACAGAAAACACCCACACGGATCGCCCTGATACTTGCGCTGAACTGCCGCGAGATATTCCGAGGCGTCCGGCTCGAGCAGCGGTTCAATCCGGGCGGCGACCACGTCTCGCCGAGGCATGGCGCGGATCCATTCGACCGGCTTTGGGAACCGTGTGCCGCGCTCGATCCAGGCGTCGGCGCCGTCGGTGACCTGCTCCAGCGTGAACCGTCGCAACACGCGAAAGTACAGGCCCTGCACATGGGCGATCTCGTCTGGCGCCGCACGCAGTGGAAACACCCGCCGCACGCGCAGAAACACCTCGACGAATGCCGCCAGTTGTCCGTCGATCATCGGCGCCCCTTTTCCGCGGCTAAAATGGCCCGCACGGCGTCTGCCTGTTCGTCCACGGATCGACTGTCACGGTAGAGCACGTCGACGGCGTTCGTGATCTTCGCCGTGGTGCCGTAGTCCTCTCGCCACCGTGCGCGCCAGAACGCAAACTTGTCGTCGCCGACCGGTTCGGCCCAATGCGGCCCGCCGGTGGCCCAGGCGGCGTTGACGCGTGCGTGCCACGCGCGTACCTCAGCGTCGGCGTTCGCGCCCCCTCGGGCGCGCACAAGTTCCGCGAATAACGCGTCTGGGAAACACACACGGCCGCACGGCTGCACGCATCGGAGGTGATCGCGGGGGAAGGTTCCAGATCCGGCTCCGTGGCCTTGTAGCGGCTGGCGTTCCATGCGGGCGGGGGGAAGATCCCCCCCCGGGATCTTTCGGGGGGGGATCTTTACCGGATCCGGATCCGGATCCGGAGGTCGTTGGTTGTTACCACTGTCGTTACTGCTGTCGTTACCGCTGTCGTTACCACGATCGTTACCGTGCGCGTTACGGTATTTGCGCTGCTTATCAGCCCTGCGTTGTGACTCAGCTAAGACCTCGTCCATGGTGTGATGGCGCCAGCCGTGGTCGGTCAGCGTGAACCGTCTGAGCACCACCTCCCGCACGCGTCGCCACTTCCGCGCGTCGCCACACGCCCGTGCCAACGTGTCCTCGTCGTTGGGGATCGCCCCGCCGCGCAGCGCCGCCTCATCCAGCAGGTTGCGGTACGCGCCCTGCTCCTCGAGCGTCAGGCCGGTGTAGGCCGAACTCTTACGCCAACGGTCGATCCACCACCAAAGGCCGGTCAGGCGCACGTGTGGGCGTCTCCTGCTCGTGGGTCTCTGCCCACGTCAGCGCGACCGCGAGGGCCGCGAAACAATGACTCTTCAGGCCATACAGCGGCCCTGGGGCTTTCTTGGTCCCGATGGCCTCGGCTTTCGTCGCGCCGAAGCGATCGACAATCGCGGTGCGCACGTTGGCATCCGTGGCCCGGACGGAGTGGCAGAGGTGCAGCTTCACGGTGCGCCGCGGCAGTTGGTAGGCCGGCCCGCGCCACGCTTGGAAAAAGCGGCCACTCCACCAGACGGTGCGAAAGACTTCCGCGCCGACGGCCATCCCGTAAGACTCAAAGCTCTCAATGACGAGCGGCCAGCGACTCGGCTGCGCCAAGCGGGTGAGGATCTGATCGTTGAATTCGATCGCATGCAAGACGACGCGTCGGGTGGTCGTGTCGTACTGCACGAAGGCGCTCTGATCGCTGCCGGGGTCAATGGCACAAAGAATCATGCAGCATCACTTTCGCGGTGCCGCCAGTTCGGCAGCCGCACGCCGATCGTTTCCAGCACTTCCAGATCGCGGCGAATAGTCCGCGGATGCACGCGGTAGTCCTCAGCCAAAAGGCGGATTGATGGCATACATCGCTGGTTTTCGAGACGGCGCATTAGCGACACGATGCGTCGCACGAACTCATTCCGCCCGCGTCGACCATGAGGCAGCGTCACGCCACACCTCGCCTCACGCGGCCCTCGCTGCCGACAGGCGTCCGAACAGAAGATCCCGATCCCAGCCAGGGAGAACACGGTAACGATGACGGAGCCGCAGGCCGCGCATCGGGTTGCACCGGGCCGGGGCTCGGTCAGGTCTGGCTCGCGTCGTCGTCCCGTGCTGCGGCCCACATAGCCGCCCGTTTCACCAGGCCCGCCGTTCCACGCCTTGGGTTCTGGGATCACGCCGCGTCTTTCTGTCGTTGCTGCAGGTAGGCGTCCAGGCCGCGGAGCCGGGCGTACGCGGCGAACCGTGCGACGAGGTCCCGACAGTCCTCGTGCAACTCGGCGTAAGGGTAGAGGTTGAACGACTCGATCCCCCGCAGACTGATCACGCCGTTGGTCGCTTCAGATAAACAGAAGACGTGATAGGTCACGATCAGCGGCTCGAAGATGTCGAAATAGAACCGCCACTGGCACGAGTCCAAATACTTTTGCGCGTCGAATGTCGACAGCGTCGTCTTGAACTCCGAGAGATGCAGTCCGAGTAGATGATCCGCACGGGCCACGACGTCGCAGTCCCCGTAGGTTTTCTGCGCCTTGGCTTCAAAGACCCCGCGGCGATCGATCACCTCGAGGCAGGGCGTGACGACGTCCGAGCCGAAAGCAAAGTCCTGACAGCGGAACCCGCCTGGCACCGCGTAGGTGTCCGGCGCCTCAAGTACCTTGCCGAAGGCCGATCCGAGCAGCACCCCATGCGACGGGACTGACGTGCCGCGAATCGTGGCAATGAGATCAGCTTCGTCCATCCATTCCTGCTCGGGGTCACTCCAGAGCCGGAAGGATTCGATCGCGGTCGTCGAGATTCTCACGACAGCACCGTCGCGGCGTTGGCGTCCTCCCGCACCGGTGAGAGGAATTGTTTCTTGACTTTGTCGAAGACGAACTCATGCCCACCAGCGGCATCCATGAGAAGCTTGGCCACCTGGGGCTGCAGCGCCGTCGGCAATTTCTTGATCTCCGGGATCGCTTTGTTGAACTCCTCGACTTTCGTGTACGTCTCGATGGCCGAGCGCCAGTCCTCGACCTGCTGCGTGGCCTGGGCGGACGCCTCGCTAATCTTTCCCAGCGCCTCTCGACCCTTGTCGAAGAGCTGCGCCATGACGGTCTGCGCCTTCTCGACTGGCGGCACTTTGAACGGGGCCCAGCCGGCCGGGTTCTTCCCCACCCAGCGATCGGTCGGGTTGAAGTCCAGCACGCGATCGCGGCCGTTCATGGACACGTAGCCGACGAAGTCCGCGATCTTCATCACCTCGCCGTACGATCCGCCGACGATGTCGGGCCGTACGATCCGCGTCTCGCCGTCCTTGTCTTCCTTGTCATGGGCGATCAGCAGCACGTCCTTGCCGAGTGCACGCAGTTGCGACGTCCACGTCCGGAACCGGTTCTTCAGCACGCCCCACCCCTGCTGGGACAGGTTGCCGCCTGGCGCTTTCTTCGGATCGTTCAGGGCAATGTCCGCGGTCATCACGTCGAGGCAGCGCCCGACGGTGTCGACGGTGATCGTGTCGTAGCCCTTCAGCGCGTCGGTGCTTTTCATCAACTCGACAATGTCGTCCCACGTGTCGATCACGAGGGAGTCGCGGCGATTCGCGGCGCGGTGCGCGCCCTTGTCGAAGTCCAACAGCAGCGGGTTCTTGGCCGAGTAGCCGAGGGACGACTTGCAGATCCCCGGCTGGCCGAAGACGAGAAAGACAGGATGGTCGACGGGAATGGCGTCGGTCGCCTTAATGATCTTCATGTGACTACAGCGTCCTTTCCGGAATGAAAGGCGACGAGGCCGGCAGACCCTGGCACCGCTGCGTCAACCCTGCGGTCAGCCTAGAGAACGCCCACTCGAGATCCAACCGCGCCCCTTCCCCGCAGGCCCAGCACTGGATCACGGCGACCGTCGGAACGCCTTCCACCCGCCACGGGCCGAGGGAATGGCCCTGCGCCGACGCGATCGCCACGATCGACGCCTGTTCCATGACGAGCTGCTGTCGGCGACGGTAGTCGGCGACCGCGTCGCAGGCGATCTGCCGGAGGGGGATTTCTTTCACGAGCCGGAGGGTGCTACGCTGGGGCACACGCCACGTCCCTTCTGGGTGCTTGAGGCCCGCCCGCTGTTCGCGCAGTTGGCGGGCTTCGGTGTCTAAGGCTTCCGGTCACTCACGATCTGAAACAGTTCCGTTTCGTGGCCGCACAGACAGCAGCGGATCGACGTGCCGCGCCGTTGCTGCACCAGGCGGTAGTCGTGACGACAGCCGCGCCAGCCAAACCGCTCGGTCAGGAGTTCCTTCACGCGTTGCCCCACGGTCGGGGCAGGCTTGATCTCGGGCATCAGCGGTGATCCTCTCGGTCGACCTGCTCGAGCTCCCAGCCGCCGCGCGTGAAGAGCAGCAGGAAGGCCAAGAGGAGGACGGCATAGGCGAGCCCGCCACCGATCAGGAGCCACGCGATCGTGCTCACCGGCTCGATCCGTTCTGGGCCCACGGGCCCTGCGGCCTGGGCGTGTAGTCGGGTTGCGGCGGGGCGATTGGCCGGCCGCTGGCGTCGACGATCCAGTCCTTCATCGCACCTCCTCGGTCCAGTACGGACGGCCTGCCGCTTTGGCGGTCATGAGGCGGTCGACCCACGCCGCGATCACGTTTTTCGTGTCAGAGAAACGCGGATAGCCAACGGTCCTACGCGGGTGTATAAGAACGGTTTCTTCGCTGGATCCATGCCCTGCGAGGTGAGACATGTCGGCCAGTCCGTGACGCGCCATCACGCGGCCCCCCGGTGCTTCCGCGTCCGGTTCCCCTTCACGAGCACCTGACGGTTCGGCATCAGATCGACCGCATCGACTTTGCGTCCGCAGATGCGCAGGGCTGAGGCCAGCTTCGTCAGCGAGTCGAACGAGCCGACGAGCACCTTGTTGTTTTCGAGTCGGCTGATGGTGTGTTGCCCAACCCCAGACAACCTGGCGAGCTGGGGCTGGGAGAGTTTCGCCTTTTTCCGTTCGCGTTTTAGGCGGCTCATAGTGGTTCGCTGCATAAAAATAGCGCCAACCACTATGCACTGTCAAGTGGTACGAGCCATGTCGCAGTTAATTGCGTTTCCGTATCGGTTGAATTGTAATATGCAGAGTTGCATATCGGTAAACCGATATGCTACGGTTGAGCCGATGGGGAACGAGCCCATATGGGTGACGAATATCCGGATGCTCCGCACCGCGCGCGGATGGACGCAGGGCCAGTTGTCCGCGAAGGCCGGCGTCCAACCCAACACGCTGAGCGCGGCGCTGAACGGCAAGTCGTCCCCCAACTTGAGCACCCTGGAAAAACTCTGCGGGCCTGATGTGTTGGACATCCCCCTCTGGCGACTGTTCGTGGATGATCGACAAGCCGACGTCCTGCAGCGGCAGCACGCGGCGGATGACGCGCTGGCGCGCGAATCGGAAATCGCCTCCCGTATCGAGCAGCGCGTGATCGAAAAGTTTGCCGGTATGGTCCGCGGCGAGCTCGCGGATGAAATGCTGCCAAAGCCGCAGCCGACCATCGTGAAGCGTCACCGGAAGGCTGGCCGATGAAGGGCACGATCCGCGCGACCGTGAAGGTGAGCTGGCGCACAGCCAGCGGTGAACGTCGGATGCTCCAGCGTGAACGACGTTTCGTGCATGGCACGCCGGCCCGCATTCGAAACGCGTGGAAGACCGCCACCCGCGCCAAACTCGAGAAACGGATCCCGGCGGCCGCGGACAGGACGAAGGCGGCAGGCACGCTGAAGGCCGATGCGGATCGGTACTACCCGCTGATCCGCCATCTGGCGGACTGGGTGTCACGACGTTCTGAGATCCGCGCCTGGTTCCCGCGCCTCGGTGATCGCTATCGCCACACGATCACCCGCGAAGACGTGCTGCACATCCGCGGGCAATGGGTGACGGACGGCTTCGCCGCACGCACCATCAATAACCGCGTGTCGGCGCTGCGTGATCTCTATCGAAAACTGGACAGTGACGATGCGTACAACCCGTGCGATCGGGTATCGCCGCTGAAGCCGCCACGGACACCGATCCAGCGAATCGACGTCGCTGTGATTAACGGCGTGCTCGACAACCTGCTCAAGCTTGCGTCGGAACCCATTCCCACCGGCCGGTTTCGAGGGAGGCCGCGGCAACATGCCCTTCAAGATCGCGCCCGGCTGATGGTGTTGGCCTCGACCGGGAAACGCCCGTGCGAGGTGGAACGGGCGCAGCCGTCTGACGTCAACATGACTGCCCGCGTGTGGGGCGTCAGGGACGCGAAGCACGGGTGGAGCGAGGGCCTGTACCTGAACGACGAAATGCTACTGGCCTGGCAGACCTTCGCCGCAGCGGACGCGTGGGGGGCCTTCCCGGACCACTTCCCGCGGCGCCTGCGAGAAGCCGGATGGCCCGCCGGTGTCCGCGTCTACAACGTGCGCCACTCCACGTGGATCGAGGCGAGCGAACGCGGCGCCGATCTGTCAGACATTCAGGCCGGCGCCGGTCACCGCAACTTGGCGACGACGCGTGAGCATTACGTGCCCGTGCTACGGTCCCGAATGCAGAAGCTGAGCGAGATGATCGACCACCGATTCGGGTGGGCCGAAGAAAAGGGCTGATCGAGGTGGCTGGCACACTCGGAAAACATTGGTGCAAAAGGCTTTGTCGGAAGCTGCAACTCCCGGCGCCTCCACCAAAACCGTGAGACGTTCCACGTGGAACGATATGGAAATATCTGTCAACCGATACCGCGTTGCGAAAGGCCGATAGGTCGCAGGGTTTCAGATCGCAGGTTTTGCAGAAATGGCTGGCAGGGCGGCTGGCAGGCCGCAGGAAAGCAGAGAGTCCCATGAACCGTCTACTCACCGTCGTCACCGTCGCGTGCGTCCTGAGCCTCGCGGGGCCCGCCCGCGGGCAATCCCTCGGCGAGGTGGCGAAGCAGAACGCCGACGCCAAGGCGAAGAGCACCAAGGACGGGAAGGCCCCACCCGTCGCGAAAACCTACACGAACAAGGATCTCGAGGCCGTGAAGCCCGTGCTCCCCAGCACGACGGCCCCGGTCGTGACCGCACCGATGCCGGATCCGATCCCGACGCCGCAGTCCGAAACGTCCTACCGCGCCGAACAGGTGACCCGCGGCGAGGGCTACTGGAAGGACCGGATGCGGACGCTAGAAGCCCAGGCGACGGCCGATACGCTGGCCCTGGACGCCGCGATCACGCGGCTGCGGGAGTACCAGACTGTGGTCGAGCGGTCCCGTGTGGACATCAACGGCGTCACGCTCGTCAGCCGTGAGTACCAGCGGCGCGCCCTGGACGCCCGGGACGAGGTCAGCCGGTTGACCGCCGCCGCGAGGACGGACGCGGTGGCGATCGACAACCTGCAGGAAGAGGCCCGGCGCGCGGGCGTGCCGCCCGGCTGGCTGCGGACGCGGTAGACTGATCGGGACGGGAAGGGCTGAGACTCCCCCTCGTCAACCGGGGTCGTTGACGGTTCCCAGCGAGCCTCAGCCCTCCGCGACGCGAAACGTCTTCGCACAGACCGCACAGAAGTAGACGCCCGGCTGCCGGTCGACGGGTTCGATCAGCCGCGTTTCCCGGCAGTGCGGGCACTGGGGATCAGGCGCCGGCGTGGCCATCGGCGCTCGTGGCGTTCGCCGGGTGGGCCGCTTTCCAGGCGTCGTCCTTGGCCACCGTCGAGAACACGGCATCGTTCAGCCCACGCAGCGCGTCGGCATCGGTCATCACCGGCGCGCCTGGGTTCTGCTGGGCGTGGTTTGCCTTCAGCAACGCGAGAATGCCTGGCAGGGCGTTGATCGCCGTCGTGGCGATCGCGGTGTAGTCGGTCATGGGGTAGTCACCTCGATCAAGCTTTTCACCAGCGAGACGTAGGGCAGCAGCCGCGACCATTCCGCTGGCAGAATGTCGTGCTGCAGTTGGGCGAGCGCGGCGACGACCGTCGGCTTCCACCCGCCAGGCGAGGCGTGGATCGCCTTCACCGCGGCTTCGTGGAAGGTCACGATCTTCCGCGTGTTGTCGGTCGAGATCAGCTTCGGCGTCTGCGCCTCGGCGTCGATCGCGGCGTCCCGCAGCACGTCGAGCGCCTTGACGACTTGCGTGGCGTGATAGGCCGCGGTGCCGACAGGCGTGAGGGTCGGCGGGTGCGAGCCGCACGCGTACAGGCCCACCGTCACGGCAATCCCGAAATTCACCAGCAGGGCGAGCACGCCGTCATACGGGATCGTCCGGTGGGGTCGTCGACGGTCGGTTGTCCTCATGCGTCTCTCCCTGTGGGGTTACGGGGTGTGGGTCTTCCGCATCTCGGCCGTGTGGCGCTCCGAGATCGGGTCGATCGTGATGACGCGGGGGCGTCGCCAGATCGCCGCCGCACCGACGCAGGCGATGACGACGGCGATGACGAGTGCGCCCCACAGCATTCAGCGCGTCCAGAGAATGCCGTCGGCATCGAGGGCCGTCCAGCCCGGTTCCGGGGCGTCCGTGCCCATCTGCTGGCAGCGCACCATGCAGTTCCCGACGACGTAGGTGCGCGAGTCCTGCGTCGGCCCACCGGGTTCGTTTCCCGGTTCCACGATGCGACGATACGCGCCGAAGGGCGCATCAGGCGGGAACGCGTTCAGCGCATCCAGCACGACCGCCGCGATCATCGCCTCATCGGAGGTGGGCGGTTCGCCGAACTTCCCCGACTCGCAGTGATAGGTCGCGCCCGCGCCGAGGATCGACGACGCGCCGAAGTAGGCACGGAAGTCCTGTACGTGGTAGCTGGCCTGGTCGGGCCGGATGGGTTCGTCGGCCACGCACGGCACGTGATGCGGCACGGTCGGCTTGTCCGGCCCGCTCCCGTCGTAGAACTCCATCAGGTCATGTGCGCGCCGCGGCCAGTCCTGGGTGCGCGCGGTGTGGCACGTGTAGTACGTCCCGAACCAGCGAGCCGAGTCTTCGTAGTCGCCGGAACTGTAGAGGAACCCGGACGCCGCACAGGCCGAGTGCAGCGATTCGGTGATGATCGTCTTGTGCGTGATCGGTTCGTTGCCGATCTCGAGCAGGAGGTTCGCTGGCTGTGCCGCGGCGAGTGCCTCGATCAGCCGGCGGGCCGGTTCAATTTGCGCCGGGTCGTCGTCGGTCAGGAGCACGAGCTCGACCCAGAACCCGCGCGCGGCACAGACCTCGAGGAAAGCCAACACCGTGCCACTGTCGGGGGGCGCCCACGCTTGCGGGCCCCAGTCGGCCGCCGGCGTGTAGCTGAACACCCGCAGCATATTGAACCCGTCATAGTCACGCAGGAAGCTGGAGATGTCCTCCCCGCGTGCGAAGAGCTCGCACAGCTTGAACGCGGTGACACCCTTGTAGCGCCAGGGCGTGCCGCCGAGGCGGAAGACTTTCCCGTCGGCGGTGAGACGGCCGACGGCCGTGCCACTCGACCACGGGTGATGCCGGCGGTAGGTCACGCGACAACCTCGAACGCGAGCGGATAGGAAAAGAATGCGCCATCATCCCCGCCTCGACCTGGTGCGTATTCGACCTGGGCCTCTATCGCGCCATTCGCGTTGCCGTCGTAGAACTGCCATTCCTCGGCCCACCCCTGCGCCGTGTCGCCGTCTGGTTTCAGGTAGAACTGCTGGTTGAGCCCGCCGCTATGGAGCGTGGCATCGCAGCCGATGACGGATCCGGTCTCGTGACTGATGAGCGCAGTGCCTCGGCGCACGAAGTGATAGCGCGCATCGGTCGCGTCGGTGCCATCAAAGACGATCCCGCGCCAGCCTGGAGCTGCCCATGGCGCGGTATTCGGGCCGTCTGGACGAGCGAGGCGGCCACCAGGACCGCGCAGAACGCCGAGGGTGTCTGCCATAGTCGTGTACTCCTGATGCGGTGTGTAGGGCTGCCGCGGTGGCTCCGGTGTCGGCTCCGGATCCGGAGGCTCTGGGGTCGGCTCCGGCGGTTCCGGTGTGGGCTCCGGGGGCTGCGGTTCCGGTTCCGGCGTCTCGACCGGCGGCAGCGCACGTAGCTCGGCGCGCGTCGTCTGCCAGATCACCGCGGCGTCCGGCGTGGTGAAGGCGATGGCGACGGCCTCACCGTCCCATTGCACGCGAATGAACCGGCAGTCGCCGAGTTCCAGTTGCCGCAGCGCGGTCCCATCCCAGACCTGCACGCCCCCACCGTCGTAGGCGGCCTGCCCGACATAGACGCCATCACCCGCCTCGGAATATTCAAAGAGGCCGTGGAAGGGGCCGTAGGTCTCATCGCCCGTGTAAATCCGGCCGGTCGCGTGATCCTCGTACCGGAAGCCCTGATGACTGGCCTGCGCTTGTCGAAGGGTGCCGGCGAGATCGTAGAGGACCGGACTGACGCTGATGGAGGCACCGACGCGCGCGCCTGGCGGGTATTCATAGTTACCGTCACCCTGGTGACCGGGCCGATCGCCTTCCTGCCCGGCGACCCGGAACGCGCCGACGTACGCGCAGCGTGTGAACAACAGATCCCGTGGCGCGGTGTCGATCTCGCCCTGGTGGGTGACGATCCTCTGCTGGCCGCGCAGCGCCACGCAGAAGCGACCCGACGGCGTTGCATCGCAGTACCAGCCGCCAGGGAACCGGTCGCGCGTCATTTCCGGCCCTCATGTTCCAGAGAGAAGTGGTTGCCATCGTTGAAGCGACCACCCCAGCGACAGAGTGGATGGTGCGTCTCCCACCATTCCCCGAGCGGCCGGTAGGCGTCGGAGGAGGTCAGGTACGTGCCGTCCTTGAACAAATTGAAGTCGATCGCCAGTCGCACCGTGTGCAGCGAGTTTCTGATCCCCTTCCCGAGTGCCGCCAGACGCGCGGCCTCTTCGGGGGAGCGGTAGGCTTCGCCGAACGTGAGGTCGTAGCCTTCCTCGGCCGCAAACGCGATCAGGTCCCCCACCAGCAGCACGAACAACGACTGCTTCTCGCGCAGCGTCACGACAGCCGCTCCCCCTCCGGCGGATGGCGCCGATCATTCGGGATCCGCGGCGCTGAGTCTTCGCCGTCCATCCGCAGTTTGCGGATATAGCGTTGACGGAACACCCGCTCGACCGAGGCGTCGGCCAGCATCAGGAACGTGACGACGATGATGGCCGTGCGGACGATGACGGCGCCCAGCCGCATCTCCGGTGAGTCCACCAGCGCGCGATAGACCGGCGGCGGGGGCGGCAGGAAGAGCGCCGCGCCCCCCGCCATCCCCAGCACGACTGACTTCAGCAACCGAAAGAACGCGCGATGCACGTTCCCGATCGCGAGCGTCCAGCGCGCGCCGTAGCGCTCTTTCGGCGGGAGTCCGATCGCGGCTTTGACGGCATCGTAGGCCGCCCAGAAGAGGATCAACGTCGCGGCGATCGAGGTCACGGCTTGAAACATCTCCACCGGATACGCGTTCGGGAACCACTGGGCCATCATGATCGATGGCCTTCGTCGCGCCGAATCAGGGACAGCTCGTCGGAGAGTTGCTGCATCCGTTCGCGATGTTCGCGGATCTCGCGTTGATGGCGGATGTCGCGCAGTACGTCGTCGGGGTCGTCGGGGTCGCGGACGGGCCCCGCGCACCTAGGGGCGGCTGGAGTCGTACGTCGACGCAGCCATCGCCAGAGCCGCATCAGCCGCGTTCCTTCGCGCGGCGGGTCAACGAATCGACCGCTTGCCGCGCGAGATAGCCCCCATTCAAGGCCAACTCTTTCCATTGATCCTCGCGGTGCTG